GGCCTACACCATGCCGACCAGGTCGAAAGGGACATTTCAAATGCCCTGAAGTTCCTAACGGACAACGGAAGCATTGTGGTCCATGACTGCAACCCAACCAGCGAGGCCATGCAACAAGTCCCCCGAATACAAGGGGAATGGACCGGGGATGTTTGGCGGGCGTGGGTTAAGTTTCGGAGCCGACCCGACCTGTCTATGGCCGTCCTTGACACGGACTACGGAGTGGGGGTTATTCGTAAGGGATGGCAAAAGCCAATCCAAGTTCCAGAATCGGCCACTTACAAAGACTTTGACAAAAACCGCAAGGAATGGCTGAACCTGATCCCGGTGGAACTTGACCCAATATCCATTTGCATCCCGGCATTTGAGCAATATGGGTTCGGAGATGTGACCCTGAAGGAATGTTTGGAGTCAATCAAAATGCAAACCATAAAGGCCGAAATCATTGTTTCTGACAATAGCACAACCCTTCAAGCATTGGCCGAAAAGTATGGAGCCAAATATTACCACAACCCGGAAAGGGGAGGGAGTGCAAACACCAATTTTGCCATCAGTAAGGCCACAAACCCCCTGATCAAGGTGATGTACCAAGATGACAAATTCATTGACCCACGGACATTGGAGACCTTTGCCTGGGCCTTGAAATTTGACCAATGGGTGGCATCGGATGGGTTTGCCATTGACGCACAATCAGTCCAAAAGCGGAGGACCCGGCCACAATATTCCGAAACGATAATAAAAGGGAAAAACACAATCGGGATGCCATCGGTCACCGGGTGGAGGCAAAACGACCTGAAGTTTGACACAAACCTCAAGACCCTTTTGGATTGCGAGTTTTACTACCAAATGCATCAGCAATACGGACAACCGGGTTACATCCGCAAACCATTAATCGGTTCCCGGTATTGGCCGGGAAGTACATCCCATAAGCAAGGCAACCTAACCCAACAGGAGTTGCCCTATGTATTAAAGAAACACGAAATCAAATAGGTTGTGAATATCTTTAGTTGTTAAAGTCTGAGAAATTTCGTATATTTAATGCCGTGAAGGTGTATTGTATGCTCTAAAATAGGAAAATTGCCCATCCGTTTGGATTGGGCATTTTTTATATGAAACGAATCCCGAAAAGTCAAATGAGTTGCAATAAGCCAATGAAAAGTTGGCTGACAGGCAAAAAGATGGTGGTGAAGGCGTGTGATGGAGGAAAGGAAAAAATCATCCATTTTGGGGATGCAACAATGCAAGACTTCCGGCAACACCGAAGCAAAGCAAGGCGGGAAAATTACTGCCAACGGAGCGGAGGTATCAAAGGGGTCGGGGACAAAATGAGTGCCAACTATTGGTCTCGGAAGGTCCTTTGGAAATGCGGTAAAATAGGAGCGTAATGCCTTACAAATCAAAAGCCCAAGCAGCGTTTTTCAATATCAACAAAAAGAAATTGGAAAAACAAGGAGTCAATGTAGAGGAATGGAACCGGGCCAGTAAAGGCAAAAAGATGCCTAAACGAGCCAAAAAACGATAAACCATGCCAGCAGGCAGACCACTAAAATACACAGCAGACGAACTACAAACAAAGGTCAACGAATACTTTGAAACTGAGCCAAAACCGACCATTGCGGGATTGGCCGTTTTCCTTGAAATGGACCGCCAAACCCTGTACAATTACCGGGAAAGGGACGAATTCTTCGACATTCTAAAAAAGGCGGTCAATAAAGTGGAGGCAAAGTACGAAGGCCGATTGATTTATGAGAACAACCCAACCGGGGTGATTTTTGCCCTTAAGAATATGGGTTGGAAGGACAAAACTGAACAGGATGTTCGGGTCGAAGGTGGTGTGCAGTTGGTTTTCACCGATGCCACCCCGATAGATGCGAACTGTTGAAATAAAGAAAACCAAAGTATTTGACCTGAATCGTAAAGCCTACGATTTGGGAAAGTACCGGGTCTTGGCGAACCAGGGGTCAACCCGATCAGGGAAAACCTACTCAATCAGCCAAGTTTTAGCTCTTTACATAGCGAACAAGGAAAAGGTGACGATTTCGGTGGTCAGTCCTTCCCTTCCACACCTCAAACGGGGTGCAAGGCGGGACATTTTGGAGATATTGGAAAAGGCCGGGTTGTATTCCGATGAGGCATTCAACAAGACCGACAACATCTACAATTTCCCGAATGGCTCATATATTGAGTTTTTTGGGGCTGAGGATAGCGGGAAGGTCAGGGGACCGGGACGGGACATTTTGTACATCAATGAGGCAAATTTGTTGCCGTTTCAGATTTACACCCAACTGGCCCTCCGAACCAAGCGGACCATCTTTTTAGACTTCAACCCGGTGGACGAAATGAGTTGGGTTTACGATGTGGCCGACAAAGAGGGCAACATCCTGATCCATTCGACCTACAAAGACAACCCATTCCTACCAAAGGAACAGGTTGAGGAGATTGAAAGTCTGAAGGATGCCGACCCCAATTTGTGGAAGGTGTTTGGGCTTGGCGAAAGGGGTGCAACGCAAGAGATTGTGTACACCCATTGGAAGCAGTCCGAGTTCCCGGCCGATTGTGAGGTGGTCTATGGCGTGGACTTTGGGTACAATGTTCCGAGTGCCATCGTCAAGGTAGGGTTTCACGAAAATGCGGTCTTTGTAAAGGAATTGCTTTACGAAACCAAACTGACCACAAACGACCTGATTGAACGGATGAAGGACCTGGGAATCGAACGGCATCAGGAACTATTTTGTGACAATGCCGAGCCGAAAACGATTGAGGAACTGACGAGGGCCGGGTACAATGCCAAGCCAGCCGAAAAGGATGTTTGGGCGGGAATACAAAAGGTCAAGTCAATGCCTCTGTTTATCACCCCGGATTCGTCCAACCTGATCAAGGAAATCCGGTCCTACAAATGGAAGTTGGACAAGGATGGGAAAATCCACCCGGACGAGGTCCCGGTAAAGTTCAACGACCACGGCCTTGACGCTATGCGATACGCTATCTATACGAAACTAAACAGGCCCAAATTTGAGGTTTTGGCTTGGTAAAATAATACGATGGGACGGCTACAAGATGCTTGGAATATATTAACTGGAAAGGCGTTGACGATGAACAACATCGGTCAACCCTTCGCCAGTTACAACATGATCAACGGAACATTTGTTGGCATTTCCGACAACCGTACCAACTATATCATTGACGGGTATCAGGTCAACGATGTCATCTATTCCGTTGTCTCAATCATTACCGACAAGGTGGCCATGCCCGATTGGGAGGTATACAAAGTCATTGACGAAAAGGCAATGCGGACCTACCAGGGACTGATGCAGAAAAAGAACATGACTACTGAAGACATTAAGTTGGCTCAGGAACTCAAACGCAAGGCATTGGAACCCGTACAGGTTGACCGCCTGTCCGAGTTGATGAAATACCCCAACAGTTACGAAACCATGCAAGACCTGGTTTCGGCGAGTTCGGGGTACAAACTATTGACCGGGGGCCGGGCCATTTGGGCCGAGATGTTGGATTCAGGTGCCAATCAGGGAAAACCCTATGCCCTCCATGTTTTACCTTACGACCAGTTAAGTATCATAGCGAAGACCAATGTGTTCCCGATTGTTGAGGCCGGTTACACGATGACGGTTGAGGCAAACCTGAACTTTCCGAAGGAACAGGTTTTGCATGACAAGTATCAAAACTACCAATGGGATGTCAACGGGTCGCACCTCTACGGTATGTCCCCCCTGAGATCAGCCCTTCGCCGAATATCACGATCAAATGATGCCGTCAGAGCATCGGCAGCCATGTTTCAAAATCAGGGTGTCAAAGGTGTCCTATACATGGATGACCCCCGTGTAATCAATGGCGGTGCCTCAATCATGGACTCAGCAAAGCAGGTCCAGGCCATAAAGGAAAAATTGACCCGTGGCGAATGGGTGGGGGCAGACAATCACGGACGGATTGGGGTGAGTGGGTACAAATTGGGATGGCAAGAGGTCGGGTTGTCCCCGGTTGACCTTGCAATCATTGAATCGGAAAAATGGGACCTCAAGCGTTTTTGTTCGGTTTACGGAGTTCCCGCTCAGTTGGTCGGGGATTCTGAGACCTCTACATATAACAATGTCAAAGAGGCCGAAAAGGCCCTCACGACCCGTTGTGCGATGCCTTTGCTGGTTTCCTTCCGCAACCACCTCAACCGCAAGTTGAATAGTGATTGGGGGTATGCTGGCAAGGGCTATTTTGTTGACTTCGATCAAACGGTATTCACCGAACTACAGGAGGACATCGTTGAAAAATCAACTTGGGTGAATAAATTGATGGGACTCAGCCCGAATGAGCAACGAAATTTGTTGGGGCTTGAGACCATTGACAATCCTTTGTTTGACGAACCGTGGGTTACCCCTGAGATGGGTATGCCATTAAGTGAGTGGGCAATGGATGAAAGTCAAGCGGATTTGAATGTTGATACAATGAAATCCATTGGCGAAAAGGTCAGTTTTGACTTTGATGGTGTTTTGAGTACGGCAAAAGGTAAATTGAAGGCGAAGGAGAAAGTGGCCGAAGGATATATTGTTTATATTATATCTGCAAGGTCAAACAAAGAACCAATGTTGAAGGTTGCTGATGAAATTGGTGTACCTCATTCACGGGTTTTTGCCACAGGATCAAACAAAGCAAAAGTTGCCAAAATAAAGCAACTTGGAGTTGAAACTCATTACGACAACAATCCTGATGTGATAGATGAAATTGGGGAGTTCACAGATGGAGAGATATTTGATTGAGAAACAGGTGTACGACATCTATCCGATTGAAAAAAAGGAAAAGAGTTGTGCAATGTATAAATGCAAAATGAATTTCAAGCGGGACATTTTGCGAAAACGACTGATTGATGAATGGGAAGGAAAAACAAAAATACCTACTTCAGTACAACCGGGCGAACCGGAAGTTTGAGGTAAAGTTCCGACCTAAAATAAAAAAGGCCCTTGATGGGGTCGTGAGTTCTTTGATTAACGATTTGCGGTCCAAAGGCATCCGCAAGGCACAGGCAGACCTGAGTCAAACTATCCTAAACCAGCAACTGCAAAAGCCGTTGTTGGCTATGTACCGGGAGGTGGGATTGTTTCATGGGAAACAAACTAACCGGAGACTGAAACAGGAAGTTGGGCAAAAGGCACTTGGTCAAAATGAGCAATGGATGGCTGACATCATCCGAATTTTGCGTGAGACCTTATTGGAATACGCAACCTTCGGGGTCAGCCAAACCCTCCGGGACCATTTGTTACTGGTTTTGTCGGATGGCATCCAAAAGGAACTGACGGTTGACGAAATCGTCCGCATCCTTGAAAGAGACACATTCACCCGGATGCAAGCCGAGCGGATTGTGAGAACTGAAGTTGGCCGGGCGGCCAATGCCGGGGTGGCGGTGGTATCTGAGGGGTTTGGGTATGAAATGAGCAAAGAGTGGTTTGCCTTCCGGGATGCCCGGACGAGGGGTGTGAACCGGAAGGACAAAAAGGACCATTACCATATGGATGGGCAAATCGTTGACTTTGAGGCAGACTTTGTTGATCCTCGGAGTGGTGAGCGAATCGCCTATCCGTTGGCTCCAGGTGGTTCGGCTGCAATGGTAATCAACTGCCGCTGCACTTGGGCTTCAATGCCTCGCCGGGATGCTCGTGGCCGTTTAATAAGAAAAAGCATGGGTACCTATAAAACTAAGGGGTGACCAGCCGCCTACGGGCAATACCAAAAATATAAAACTGGGGTCTGGCCCCCTACCTTTGAAATGACGAACATGAAAACATATTTTGAACAGAAAATGATTGCGGACTCAGTCCGTGATGTGAGTGAGAACGACCGCCGGGTCAAGGTGGCAATTTCCAAAATGGGCAATGTTGACCACGATGGGGATGTCATTGACCACGGGGCCTACACAAAGACCGTGACTGAACG